AGCGGAAGGATGCGCTGATGAAAAAATCTGTTCCCGAGTTGATAAAACTCAAAGAACAGCTTGAAATGAATATCTGGCGCAACAAGAAGAAGCTGGAAGAAGACCCCAAGCCGCACCTGCTCAAACAACGCCAGGAACGCATTGCCGGCTATGAGACCGATCTTAAGATTGTTAAATCGCTGCTGAATATCAATGAATGAACATGACTTTCACCGACAAACAAAAGGGCGACATAGAAGCGCTATCAGCACTCAGTTACACGCTTGCTGAAATAGCGCTTTATCTTGATGTGCCGGTGAAAACCATCAACAGGGAGTATAATGATCAAAATTCCGAGTTCAGGTATCACTACGAGCGCGGGAAATTATCAGCAAAACTGAAAATTGACCGGGCTAATTACGAACTTGCAAAAACCGGCGACAAATTCGCAACCATCAGATATGACAGAAAAGAAAAAGAAGCCCGCGCTCAGGAAGCCCGATCGCGTATATTCAGAGGTTCTTAAAAACGTCAATCTTGACATCCTGCAGCATCACATCAAATCAGGCAATAAATCAGGATTCAATGACGACCTCGTAAAGTACATGGAACTGCTCGACCTTGTCAGGTCAATGTATGCCAAATATGAGGTGAAATCATTTATTGTCAACACCCTGATGAATCAGCCCTACAACCTCTCGCGATATATGGCCACCCAGCTATATTACGATGCAATCAACTTTTTTTATGCCGACAACAAGGTAAAACAGAAAGCCTGGGAGAATGTGTATGCCGAACACCTGGAAAAGCTCGCTTATTACGCCCTGGAAACCGATGACCTGGAAACAGCCCGGAAATGCTTTATGGATGCTGCCAAAATGCGCGGCGTGGGCAACGAGGAACGTGCACAGGTGCCAAAGGAGATGCACCAAAAGCCAATAATCATATACACCGTTGATCCGCGTAAAGTAGGCATCCAGCCGGCCAACAAAAACGAACTCGCTAAATTCATTGATGAAATTCCGGAAATATCCGAACGCGAGCGCGTAAGGCTGCAGCGTGAAGCAGGTATTACCGATGTCACACTTTTTGAAGAGATAAAAAATGAAGACGAGAAGGATTCTGACAACTGAGACTGAAACCGAAGTCCGGTATGCCAATTATGTGAAAATGATCATTGATTTGATCAAACCAAAGAATCTGGTCTTCATCGGTGGCCGGGGAACCGCAAAATCCACCGACATAATCGCCGAGCGCTCTATTGACGTTTGCCAGGATATGCCAAGAGCGCCGTTCGCATTTGTCGCCGATACCTACGTCAACCTGATGACCAACATTGTGCCTGCCGTACTGCTCGGATGGGAGCGCAAAAAGTGGTATGAGTACGATCCAGCCACCGGATATGGTCACTATGTAGTTGATAAGGAACAGCCGCAAACGTGGCCACGCCCTTACATCAAAACCTACAGCTACAAGCACACCCTGAGCACTTACCTGGGTAACAAGTTTTTTCTGATCTCACTCGACCGCTCCTCCATCAGCGCAGGCATCTCCGTTGTACATCACTTTATTGACGAATGTAAGTTTGCCAGGGAAGATGGAAACTCTCACTACTTCATGGGGCAGACCTTTTGCAGCGATATGCCAAACCCCAACTCCGGCGACCACGACTGGGTGCTAAGGCTCGAAAAGAACATGAACAAAGAGCAGATCATTAAGATCATCCAGACAGCCCTGGTGGTGAACGACCTCTATATCGAGCTGATAAACGCCCGCAAGCGTGAAGACAAAACACAGCGCGATATCAGAAACATCGAAAAGAACATCGAACGATGGAGCGACCGACTGCGCAAGATCAGGCGCAACTCAACCTTCTTCTACACCGTTAGCAGCTTTGCCAATGCCGACATCCTTACCCTGAACTACTTCAAGAATCTCATTGAAACCCTCGAATTCGAAGAATTCAAAAGCAGCGTGCTATCCATCAAAGCCACCCTGGAAAAGGGCGCACGCTTCTATGGCAACCTCAAAGACAAGCATTTCTATTATGATGGCTACAACTACAGCTATTACGATCAGTTCGGGCTGGCCGACAACATAAAGCAGAACACCCAGGGATTGCGATACATCCAACACGAAAAGCCGCTGGATGCAGGATTTGACGCCGGCAACATGATGAGCCTGGTAATAGGGCAGGAGCAGGAGAACACCTACCGGGTACTCAAGTCTATGCACGTGATCACGCCCGAGTGGATCAGGGAACTGGCCAACAAGTTTATCGAATTCTTTGAACCACACAAAAACAAAACCCTGCACCTGTATTACGACCGTGCCGCCAACCAGTACAGCCGATCCAAGCAGGACTTTGCAAGCAAGCTCAAGCATGCAATAGAAAACGACCAGGACAACAAGCGCACGGGATGGAATGTCCTTTTGATGAGCATCGGACAGGCCAACATCACCCACAGTGAGGAGTTCGACCTGATGAACGAGTTGATGTCCGAACGCAACCCTAAGCTACCCAGGCTGCGCATTGACGCACACGAATGTCGCCCGCTAAAGAGCAGCCTCGAACTTGCGCCTGTGATCAAAGACAGCAAGGGCAACGTGAAGAAGGACAAGCGTTCCGAGAAGCTGGCAACACACAGGCTGCCCACCGAAAGCACCAATTATAGCGATGCTTTCAAGTACCTGATCTGCCGCCGCAAATACCTGAAGGTACTCAAGCGCTACCGCACCACCGGAATCGTTGGCGACGTGGTAGTTAGATAGCACCCGCCGCACTCACTCCCGTCATATATCACTCTCAAAAAGGCCGTGCAATTGCCTTTCAGAAGCGGGGCGGGTCGCTTGCTTTCTTTGTAGGTGGTTTTCTTTTCTCCGCTGTTTGTGTTTCTGACTTTGGTTTTTAGGCTAATATCGTTTTTCAGTTTTGATTTCCGAGTCGTAACTATTTGTTTGAGTAATTAATTTGTCCTTTTATGTGGTTTTGTGGCTGTTTTATTTTGTGGCAAAAACGATGAGTAAAAAACTGACCTGGAAGATTGAGCGCCGGAAGCTGTCCGAGTTGAAACCGCTCGAAAAAAATCCTTTTGGAAAAAGTACGCCGGAGAAGCTTGAGCGGCTTAAGAAAAAACTTGATAACCTGGGCGTTTTTGAAACACCTACCATTGACACCGATAACAACCTGCTTTCGTTTAATAAGCGCCACCATGCTTTGATGACGCTGTGGGGCGCTGATGCTGAGATTGACTGTATGGTTCCCGGGAGGAAGCTAACCGAGTTACCAGCAACGCCCACGAAGGGGAATGGGATTTAGATATTTTGCGAGCCGATTTTGATGATATTGATCTTGACTTCCTAAATCTTGACTTGTCAGTGAATGATAATCCGGTTCCTGATAATGTAGCTCAAATCGCTGTAGGAATGGGAGATGTTGATTTTGAGGCTCAATTTAACAAAATCAAAGATAAAGACGTGCCGATGCCCATCGTACCGGAATTTTTCGAGAGCCATGAATGTTTCATCATTCCGGTTCACAATGAGATTGATGAACGCTTTATTCGTGAGGTGTTTGCCCTTACCGACAACCACGAATCACCTTCGAGTGATGGGAAAATCTGCAAAAGCAATGTGATTAATGTTGATGAAATCCGAAGGATATGGATCAAATAAAAATAGTTTGCCCTTCATTCAGACGCGCCGGTAAGATATTAACTGAGGTTGACAACATGATCCTGTTAGTTGACCAGAACGAGCTGACGGAATATCAAAAGCACCATCCAAACCTCGAAATCATTACACATCCATCGCTGAATCGCTTGTCGGACATCCGGCAGTTTTCCTGGGATATGTTTGGCGACCTGTTTATGATTGATGATGATATTGTGAGCGTCGAGCGACTTTGGACAACAGAAAACCAGAAGTTAACGCCAACAGAGGTTTATGACCTCATTCAAATGACTTATTGCCGCGCAAAAAGCATCGGCGCCCATCTTTTCGGCTTCAACAGCGACCCAAGCCCAATCCATTACAAATGGCACAAGCCTTTCATGCTAAACGGTTATATCAATGGTTGCGCTATTGGTTTAATCAAAAGCGATAAGCTCTATTTTTCTAACAAAACTACAGCCTGCGAAAGCCATTGGATTAACTTACTCAATGCTTACCACCACCGCTATTTGTTTATTGACAAACGTTTTCACTTTCGGCAGAAGGCAAATAGCACTTTCACACTTCCGGGAGGGCAAACAGCAAGGCGAACCCTGCAATCGGAGAAATTCGATACCATGTTTTTGCGGCAGATGTTTGGCGAAAGCGTAAAGATTAAGCGTGAAGTGAACGCCACCAAGCAGCTTCACCAGTACCAACGAGTTTTAAATATCAGATTATGAGATACATCTATTTATTAAAAAATCCAATTGACCAGACCGTGTTTTATGTAGGTTGCACCAGCAATGTAAAGAATCGCTACCGTCAGCACCTGAAAAACGCCGTCGAACACCAGAACACACCTAAAAACAAGCTGATCTTCTCACTCCTGCAACGATCAATGCAGCCGCTTGTGGAAGTGGTTGAGCAGCACGAAGACCCGGCTTTTGCCCGCGAACGTGAGGAATTCTATGTCAAAGTTCACCTGAAAACCGCGCTAAACATTCACATGCCAGGCAAGGGCAGTAAAGACGTCAAATTTTACAAAGCTAAACTACAAAACAATGGACGGTAATATTGTATGGAAAATTGAACGCCGCCGCTTGGGCGACCTGAAGCCGCTCGAAAAAAACCCGTTTGGGAAAAGCACCCCGGACAAGCTGGAACGCCTGAAACAGA